TCTGGCAGCCGGAGACCAGGGTCTTTCGTGACCTGACTGGCCAGCTGAGGTACTTTGTCCCCGCCTGGGAAGGCGATGACAGTGGTGCGACCACGGCACCCCCCATGCCCAAGAAGCTGCAGATGATCATCACCAACAATTGGACCATCGGAGGCCACCAAATGAAACTCATCTTTGCGGAGAAGGCGATAAACTTCGTTGGCTACACCTGTCCGTTCGATGACCATGGTCCAATGGCACAGCACGCCTGCCCTGACCTGAAGCGGGCAGTGAAGAACAGTGGCATCTCGTGTTCGCCAGGCATTTTGCAGGCATACCGGGAGCAGAAGTGGAGCGACGTTGCCTCGATCGCGCAAGCGAAAGCACTCAGCCGCGCTGGAGACTTCGCAGGCATTTTGCCGACGGTCTCCAGGAAGTATCTCGAGTATGCAGCCCACCTGAGGAAGAGAGGAGCAGCCTTGGGTTCGGTGGACGAGTACGAACTTCGCGAGCTGAAGTACAGGATGGGAGTTGACCACGTCGAGTACCCGGAGATGGTGGACAGAATTGAGTATTTGAATGCCAATGTCCACCCGCAAGAGGAGATGGTCACTTTGAAGGCGATTGGTTGTGAGTGTACCGCCCAGGAGCTCGCAACCTTCAGTGACTATCCGTGGCAGTATGACTGCCTCAACGACGTGGCCGGGTACGCTGGCAGCTTGCCAGCGTCCTGGAAAAACTAGACACCTCAACACACGACGAGGGCGCACTAATTAAAGTCGTGGCGCGTGTCTGAAAAGGGCACGTGGAGAGGAGATTCGTATGGGTGTGGTGTGCTGAGTACCAAGGCAGCAGGGGACACCACGTTGCAGGCCCAGCGAGCACTGAGAAGGGACAGTGTTACTCCGCCTTATTCTTCACCCCCGCACTCCGTCCGTGCGGGTTTGAGCCTGGTGGTTTGCCTCCCCGGCAGCCTGAGGTGAAGCTGGACGTCGCCTGGGGGATGGGTACCTGGGTCCTTGACAGGGGGCAACGACGTTTCTCATACTGGCCATCCCGGCCCTCACCATAAGTGTGGGGGAACCCTGGCACCCGAGGTCTCAAGCCGCGGTGTGTTGGAAGCCAGAGAGAGAATGGCTACGTGCTGCCTATGGCAGTTGAAGACTTTCGGCCACAAGCCGGTTTAGGATTTCACGTGTAGTTGTGCGCGCAGGCACGGGGGTAGTCGGTGGCAAGCTTGAGGTCACCTGGTGGGGCCAAACACCACCTACCGTCGTCTGCGCGTAGTAACGCACCGTCATTCCTTCGGAGGGTGCACGTCAATCCTGATCACCCACATTTCTCGACGGTTTTTCTTTTGCCCACGAGACGATAAAGGGCTTTTCTTGTTCCTGAGACGATAAAATGGGACCACGCACCACTTGGTTATTTCTTTTTCAGTTTACGTGTGCTGGCGAAACTACAACACAGCACACCATGCCGCGTTCTGTTCGTAGCAGACGCTCGAATTTGTCCACACTCACCCAGAACACTGGGCGAGTGCCCCGCAAGCCGTTCAATGGCACGAGATCACTTGCATCTACTTCGACTCGTTCTAGCCGGACGAGACGCAGCAGGGCAAGCACACGGTTGAGTGGATCAACGTTGGCGTTTGGGATGGATGCTTTTCACCCGTACCATTTGCCACTCCCTCGACCTGTGGGCGGCTATGCGACTATCAAGACGACCCAGATAGTTGAACCCAGGCACACTGGTGGAACAGTGCCTGCAGAAAACATCCTCATCGGCGCCTTTGGGGCACACGACCCCCAGGGGCACGCAGAGTGGTGTAACGTATGTTGTATCAATGAGAGTGCTGCTGGCCTAGGACCATCATCTGCCGGCTCGGGAACGAGGTTTTACCCGATCATCCCAATGGCTGACAGTTCATGGGCAGCTTGTCGCCTTGTACCTTCCGCGGTCTCGGTTCAGATCATGAACCCCGAAGCTCTACAGACCACCAATGGTGTTGTCTACATCGGAAGATGCAAGCAAGTGTTGGACCTAGCAAGCGACACACGCAGCTGGGCCGACATAGTCGACTCGCTGGTATCCTATAGCGCACCAAGGCTTTGCGCTGCTGGCAAGCTCGCTTTGCGTGGTGTTCAGGTTGACAGCATTCCGTACAACATGAATTCACTGGCAGACTTTAGGAAGTCGTTCACGAACAACGCCATTTTCACAGGGCAGTACGACAACAATGCCTGCCAGTTTGATGGCTTCGCCCCGATATTCATCAAGAATCCCGATGGCGTAGCACTACAACTGCTCGTTTGCATCGAATGGAGGGTACGTTTTGATCCGGGCAACCCGGCTTATGCCTCTCACCGTTCGCATCCGTGTGCCTCGGATTCGGACTGGAGCTCTGTCATCTCAACGATGGAGTCTCAGGGGCATGGAGCTATGGACATTGCAGACAAGATGAAACACTTTTTCGACTCGCTTAGGAGTGGTGCCCGTGTTGCTCAGGCAGCAGGGGGCGCAGCCTTGGCGATTCGCGACGCAGCGGCCGCCGCCCGTCCTCTCCTGGCTTTGACAGCCTAGGAGGGAATGGGTGAGGGCGCATGCGGGTGAG